CACGAGAGGAAATCAAGTTGGCATTAAATGATATAAGCTCCATCTTTTACGAATGCACTGGTCGATTCAAAAGAGATACTCTACCAGATGGAAGAACTGTAGAACTCCGTGATAAAGTGATAGGTCCAATTGACGAAACACCCTATGTAAAAATATTGGGTGTCGGAGGTATTAACATATTTATTGATATAAAAGAAGTAAATGCACTACTCAACTCAACCGAACGTATATTTTATGCATATCCCAAAAAAGAAATAACACACTCTATCTCCTGGAATAACATCTATGGAAGAAACCCGGATTATATAAGTGCATATCATTGTCAGAATGGGTCAAATCTAACTATTTATACGTTGAAAGTATGTAAAGGAGATTGCGTAATTTCTAATCATTTTCGTGTTTAATAACTAAAACAATTCTAAGTTATTAATAAAAAAAAATAATCTTGAACTCAATAAATGAGTTACTCACAAGAATATACAGGAGTAGGTCCAGGACCTGCTTGTGCTTATAATAGCCTAAAGAGTTATAACCAAACCAATTTTAATGTATTGCCGCCTACTCCCACAACTGACAACATTCCTGTCGTCGTTCCCGTTTACGGCTCTGTTGGATACGGAACACTTACTCACGGACACAAGGTACCGTCTTGTGGCTCTTATTTCCCTATGTCTATCGCTTATCCTACAAAGGGTGCTTGTAAACGATTCCAAACATCATTGTGTGGTTGAATACATATTTCTTAATAACTATTAAGAAATATTAATTGTCTTTTTCATATAGTTTGCGTTTATTATTTTTCTCTCTGCTACATTCAATTCAATGTCCTCGTGTACATATGTTAAATTTGGACAATCACTAAAACTATATGTTGTCAATTTTGGAAGTTCAGGTATAGTCGTAATAGATTGACAATTATCAGTCGTTAACTTTCTTAAGTTTACAAGCTCTTTCGGTATCTCTTTTATACTAGTATGTGAACAATCAAGTTCAGTCAAATTAACAAGCTCCTTTGGTATCTCTTTTATTCCCTTACATTCAGAACAATCAAGTTCAGTCAAATTAACAAGCTCTTTTGGTATTTCTTTGATATTAGTGTTACCAATATCCAACAGTCTCAGCTTTACAAGTTCCTTTGGAATTTCAGTTAATTTTGGACACATGTAACATGTAAGTCTATCCAACTCTACAAAATTTTTCCCAATTGATACAAGATTAGGACAATGTTCGCAGTTTAAATATGCAAGTTTTGTATATTCTGGTATATACTCTATTGATGTACCAAAACAATCTAAATAATCTAATTCGACAAGCTCTTTCGGTAATTTCTTCATCTTAATACATTCTCTACAATTAAGATACGTAAGATTAACAAACTCTCTCGGTATTTCTGTTATATTAGAATGGGAACAATCTAAATGTATTAACTCCACAAACTCTCTCGGTATTTCTGTTATTTTACTACATACATCAATAAACCTTAACTTTACAAACTCTCTTGGTATTTCTTTTATCTTATTACACCCAGGAAATCTAAGACTATCAAGATTAATAAGCTCTCTTGGTATTTCTTTTATCTTGTCACAACAGGACAATTCAATACTTTCAAGATTAACAAGCTCTCTTGGTATTTCTTTTATATTACTACAATTTCTGCAATCAATCATCTCAAGATTAATAAATTCCTTGGGAATCTCTTTTATTTTTTTTAAATTCCATAACTCTATTATTTTCAGGTTTACCAACTCCTTTGGTATAGATGATAATTGACATAATCTACAATGTAATTCCTCTAACTTTACATATTCTTTCGGTATAATTAATTTATTCATATCGTCCCATCTATTTGAATTCCATATCCTAAGCTCTTTCAAATTAACTAATTTCTTTGGTAAACACAACCTCTTTTTAAAGCACAACTCCTTATTAAAACTTCCATAAAAAATAAGCTTCTCTAATGAACTTGGTAAACTCGTAGTGTCAAAATCAGGACATTCCTTGCATATCAACGTCTTCAAATTTGCAAATTCCTTTGGTATTCTTTTGATCGGTATTCTATCAATTTCCAAATAAGTCAAAGATGTCAAACTCTCGGGTAACAAAAATGTTTTACTTAACTTTTTATTACATATCACAAGCTCTTTCAAATTTACAAGTTCTTTCGGTATACCAACAATTGAACACCCATCACACTGAACCTTCTCAAGTTTAACGAGTTCTTTCGGTATTTCTGTTATATTTATACAATAATGACACTTTAATTCTCTCAAATTCACAAGCTCCTTTGGTATCTCTCTTAATTCAACACAATTTCGACATTCTAACCTCTCTAAACCCGCAAGTTCCATCGCATCTTTTGTCTCACAAATGACACACATTTATTTTACATCATCCTCCTTATAAATGCATATTTTCTATCAATCATATAAGCGTATAAAACCTACCAAATTATTTTCTATCAACCGTATAACATAATGTAAAGTCAAACCTACCAAATTAATTCTATCAATCGTATAACATAAAAGTCAAACCTATTGAATTAATTTCTATCACCGTATAACATAATGTAAACGTATAAAACCTACCAAATTAATTCTAACATAAGAGTCAAACCTATCAAATTAATTTCTATCAGTATATACAACCGTATAACATAATGTAAGCGTATAAAGTGAATAGGATGACGTAATTTCTACATTAAAATTATACCCATTTGGTGTTAAATACATTTCTTCAAACTCCTTCACCAAATTTGTCAAGTACTGATTTGAATCCTTCATAAATGCCGTATTCGTATACTCGACAGGTACCTTATTTATGTACCACTCAAATCTGGTCGGCCTTTTCCCTTTCTTTAGTTTACATATAAATTCCTTCATTAGATATTCTTTGAACTTATCTAATTCGGTCATTGTATACTCAAACATTTTCTTATATTTACTCTCATAATCATCTCTTAATTTTACATATTCTTCATACGAAGGAATAGTCAATGGCTCTTCGTTACCATCCTTAAACAAGCATAAACATAAAGGCATTTATATACCTAAATTATGTATTTAGATATATAAATATATCAACGAGATATATTAATCTCGTTGATATATTAATCTCTTTTTGGTAATTAAAAGAATCTATAACCGAATGATTGGGTCATTTTCTTTTTCTTCTTTAGTGCATACCAGATAAGACCTATAGCAATTAGTATTAGTAAAACAATTATTAAGATGATAAGCCAAGTTGGAAAACTAGAGGAACTACCATGCATTGAAAAATTCTCTCGAGAAGGTTGTATAGCAAAATTTTCAGGAACAACTTTCATACCATTACTGTTTTTATAGAACATTTATTAGGGAAAATATTTTATTTTATTATATTACTCACATCCTGAAAATTCTTCATCATCGCATCACACATCACTATATTATCAAAACATATCTTATCAAACGATAAATACAAATGCGTCTGCTTCTCTAACAACTCTAACATCACATTCACTATCTTACGTTTTAGATTCTGTAAATTACCCAACTCATTCTCTATCTTTCCTTTTTGATGCGCCGTTATCACATCCTCTTGCATACCTTTATACGACGCTACATTACTTCCACCTAACGTCCCTAACATTTCTAACATTCGTATCTCTTTTATATTTATCTGAATTAATATCTGCTCTAATGTACTAATATACTTTTCATTCTTTTCCTTTTGCTGATGCACATCCGTAGAATATTTTATCACATTTTTCGTCTCCGCCTGCATCTTCTGTAGACTACCTATCTGTGATACCTGATTCTTATCAAGTATATGATTCACCCCTTTTCGTATATTTATAATATTCTGTTCGGATTGCTTCATATTCTTGCACAATAATTCTAAATCAAGCGTTATCAACATTCTCCTAAATGATATCGCCGGAAGGTGCTTTATCATATAACACTGTATACTATTATCCTTACTTATTATACATACATAATTTTTAAACATTATTGATATCTTATACGACAATGTCTGCACACAATATTTTAACCTCTTTACCTGTCTATACACATCATTCACATCCACTTTATCCTCCTTACTCAACTCTTTCAAAGATATCGGATGCTTATACGCCTCCTCGAGATGCCCTGCCATACTTCCTCCATCATCTCTCTTCACATTCTCTTCAATATCCACCTCTTCATACGACCTCTCTAAATACTTGTTATCCGGAGACTTTGTATAACTATCACCACTTTCCATTTGTATATATTTGATTTTAAACACATTTTCTCCTTTTTCCAACTTGAATTTGTATGATTTTGATATTGATAACAGAAAAATATCAGTTGAGTTTATTGATATCACTTCCACATACGCACAATATCCATGTATCGTAAAATACTTTTTGGGTATATACCCATTTCCCACCAACAACTTCTCTAATTTCGTAACAGATGACATTTCATTCAAAATTATATCTCCTTAACTAACATAATTTTTATCACTAAATATTACATCACAACAACTTTTATCCCTCTCTTTCTCGCATGTCTAATCGTAGACCACGTTCCTGACCTAACCTCTTCTCTATTCTTATCTACAGGACACGCTATCAACATATCAGCATTCTCAATAATATCTAAATTTCTCTCCAAATACGGCTTCTCTTTCATCAGGAGATGCCCTCTATTATACCCTCTCATCCTCGGATTATCTGGCGGATGTATACACACCACTACATTCTCATACTCCATACATATCTCATGAAACTCCGTATCCGCTCCCTTACAATCTCCATGTGATACACTTATCTTCTCCTTTTTATACCCATCCAACACTCTCTTTATACTTTCCCTCTGCTCCTCTCTCAGCCCCTCTCGTGTTCCTGTAAACGCTATCTTCATCTTTCTTTCTCTTCTTTTATCTCTCTCCTATTTCATTTTTTGAATGCTATATTTTTGCATTTCACATTCTAAAATGCTACTATTTTAGCATTCAATATTTTATATATTTTTATACATTTATACTTTTTATATATTTCAAAAAGTATAAAAAGTATAAAAATATTGAATGCTAAAATAGTAGCATTTCTATGTACCAAAATGCTAAAATGTTAGCATTTCAAAATTTATATGTTATAATTAACAAATGAATAACATAACGATATTAATTCTATTATTTGGGTTGTTTGTAGGTGTGACAATCATTATAATATATATCCTAACAAAAAGTGTAGTTAGGTATTCTTGTGTAGATAATAAATGTGTCAAGGACATAAGAGGTGTATATAAACAGTCAAATTGCGAAGGAAATTGTCAACCTCAACCCAGATATGATTGTATAAATAACAAATGCTTGAGTAGTTTAACAGGTAAATATGATACGTCAGATTGTGATGGAAAGTGTCCGCAACCATTACCACTCAAATATGGATGTGAATGGGGTAACTGTACGATATCTCCGAAAGGTGAATATAGTACACCTGATTGTGAAGGAAAATGCTCACCTCCAAAAACGTTTGAGTGTGTCGATGGCAAGTGCGTAGGATATCCTGGCGGTAGATATACTACATCTGATTGTAAAGGAGAGTGTCAATTACCGCAAACCAAGTATGATTGTATCAAAGGTTATTGTATGAGTAGCTCTACGGGTAGCTATACAACGCCTGATTGCGGCGGAAATTGTCCTCAAATTAAATATGATTGTGTATGGGGAAATTGTACGAGTTATCCTGGAGGTAGGTATGATACACCCGATTGTGAAGGAAAATGTCCAGGACCATCGAATTTTGAGTGTATAGAAGGAAAGTGTGTGGGCCATCCAAATGGTAGATATAATACATCTGATTGTGATGGAAAATGTTTATAATATAAAATCATATAAATTTTATATATCTATAATAAATGAGCAATTTGGCAATATTACTATTATTACTTTGTCTGTTTCTATCAGTAGTGGTTCCAGTAGTTTACCTATTAACAAGAAAGATACCGAAATACAGTTGTAGTAATAACAAATGTATAAAAGATATGCAAGGAATATATAAACATTCGGATTGCGATGGTCATTGCGCACCACTCGTCAAGAAATATGACTGTGTGGATGGTAAATGCGAAAGTAACCCATCTGGTAAATATACCACGTCTGATTGTGATGGAGAATGTCATTCGGTACAACCTAAATATTCATGTAAAGATAAAAAATGTGTTCAAGATCCAAATGGTATATATTCGACTCCCAACTGTGATAACGTATGTGGTGAATGTAGCAACGAAATACAAAGTTCTTGCAAACCAGGAGAGCAATGTGTCCATGGAATATGTATTCAACCACCCGCAGAAGATTGTTGGGACCCTATAAAACAGACTAACCTATGTCCTAATGGTGCTCCTTGCATTCGAAAAGTATGTAGAGAATGTAAATATGGTAATGGTGATAACGAATGCAATAAATTTCCAGGCAGACCACGATGTGACGCTTTTAATGACTGTGTATCTCTCTGTAAATCAGACTCTGACTGTATCGACCCTGCTAAACCCGTATGCAACTCTTCTGGTAGTTGCGTTGCTAAATAATAAATTTAATTGGTATTATTAATACCAATTAATATAATACCAATTAATATAATACCAATTAACTATTGTTTACTACGTGCAGTCCCTGTACGTACAGGCACTGGGACACATAATATCGGAAAACTTGCGATATCTTCTTTTAATACACGAATTTTCCGATATAAAGTCCATTTTTGTCTATTATATCCATTATTTTTTTTAATGATATTTGCTATATTATTAGTACACTTCCAAGTTCTGTGTTCACCGCATACCAGTTTACATTTATTTTCAAGGTCGCGTATACGTTTTACCATATTAACTAATGAAGGAGGGGCTTCTTTTCTTCTAGCAAACATTCGATTAAATTTATAACTTGAACGACGAGTTCCACCAGTATTCGGTCTTGTACGACAATACGGACACGAACCATTTCCATCACGAAACCAAGTTATTATACAATCTGTATGAAACGCATGTCTACAAGATAAAGTATGTTTATTTGTTTCATTCATCTCTGTATAACATATACAGCACGTATTTTCTGTAATAACTATATTCGAATTTATCATAATACTTGGATCTATGACTTCACCAGTCTCTATTTCATTCTCATTATCTGAAGAGGATGATGTATCAGTATCCGATGTATTTTCTGAAATATTCATCTCTGACGATAATGATGTATCAACAGTCTCCAATGTATTGTCTGGAATATTCAATGTGTCAATTGTATTCATTTTTTATATCTTTCCATCTCATCTTTAAACTCAAAAAATATATCTTCGTTTCCTTTTATTAATCTCTCCATAAGATGACTGATATCCCACGGAAACATTTTGATAGCAAGTGTTATTAAAACATTCTTTAGACGGTTCGTATAAGAATATCTAAAACTACGTAAACATACTTGTTATCGTAACTACATAATGTTTCTTTTATTAAATCAAACCAATCATATATGTTAGTTCCGGATAGCTTTTTTATCTCTTTCCTTTCTTAATTTAGCATTTTCATGTTTGACTAGATCAATCTCATCTTTAAACTCTAAAAATATATCTTCGTTTCCGTTTATTAATCTCTTCATATAATAATATTCGAATGTATACGGTAACATTTTGATAGCAAGTTTTATTAAAGCAATTTTTAATTCTTTAGACGGTTCGTTTGGATACTTATAAAAATATTTAACACCATCAGCTCGAACATATTCGCTATAATCATCATAATGACAGTATGTCTTGTTCATTAACTCAAACCAATAATATATGTTAGTTCCGGATAACTTTTCCTCTTCCTCTCTCATTTTTTGAATATCCTCATCTAATTTAGCTTTTGTCGAATACATTATAGTTAATATCATCAATATTCTTAAGTTGGTTATTTTTGATTAGTTTTATTTCATCTATAAATTTTAAGAATATATCATCTCCCTTTGATAATTCAATAAGCTCATCCATGAAAGAATACCTTGATAGTGCATATTTTATCAAAGCAATTTTTACTGTATCAGACGGTTTTCTTGGATAAATATAACTATACCGAACACCATCTATACGAACAGATTCTTTCCAATTATCATAATAACATTTCATCTTGTTCATTAACAAGAACCATTTATGGATATCACTCTCTAATAATTTTTTATTGTCTTCTTCTCTCTTTTGCATCTCCGCATCTAATTTAGCATTCGTCGCATACATTATATGTTAATGACATTAACATATTTAAGTTGTTTTTTTATGTTTGATTAGTTCTATTTCATCTATAAACTCTAGGCTCCATTACTTTGACAGATTTTTTATGCCGAAAACATTTCATCTTTTTTATTAATAAGTACCATTTATGGATATCACTCTCTAAAAACCTTTTCTTGTCTTCTTCTCTCTTCTTGTCTACTTCTCTCTTTTGCATCTCCGCATCTAATTTAGCATTCGTCGCATACATTATATCTGTAATAACATATTTTTAAGACGATAAATATACGATGATAATGTAAGTTTTATTAAAGCAAACTTGAGCTTATAAGATGGTTCATTTGGATAACTATACCAATATCGAAAACCGTTTATTTCAACATATTCTTTCCAATTATTGTAATAACATTTTGAATTGTTTATTAACATCAACCATTTATATCTAGTTGACTTTTTCTTTTCCCATATGGTCATCTCCGCATCTAATTTAGTATTCGTCGCATACATTATATACGTATATACATATTTTTAAGATGATAAATTAAAACTTACAGGTTTAAAGAAATTTTGTCTCTTAAATTCCGACTTACATACAATTTCCTTTTCAGGATATTTATTAAGAAGATCTTTATAGTCTTCACAATCTTTTTCATAAAATTTTTTAAGGTCTTCTGGTGGCAAAAATATTTTACTCCTAATTTTCTCATACTGACCAGGATATATAGGTTCGTATAAAAGTTTTTGTAATAGAGTTTGTTTATCAGACAAACGTATCATATCAAGTTTTGTATCAACCACAAATTCATTAAACATTTATTTTATATACTAGTATACATTAATTTTAAATTACAAAAACGGGGTATGGTTCCAACCAAGTTCAGTGAAGAGTTCTTTACAAATCTCGTCGTGAAATGCTTGCCTGTCAGTAGTCTTGAGGATATTAAAGTCATCCTTTTTACAGGGATGTTTATGACGACATAAAAGTTGAAAGAGAACGTATTGGGTGTTGATAAAGTTTTTTCTGTCAATCTTCTTTTCAATCTTGAAGCGTTTGTCATAGAGTTCAGTGAGGATGATAAAGTCGTCCATTAATACATCTTCAAGATAACTGATATCATCGGGAGGAATTTTTGTAAAGTTGTAATGGATGAGGTTTATGTTTTCATAGTGTTTAGTGTATTCGAGTTCTTTTAAGAACATGTTTATATGTTCATGTGTTATTTTCGAAAATCTTTTTTGTTTATCAGAACTATCCACAAGAAGATGATGAAGCTCAAATTGTCTTTCTAAATCTTGGTATACCTTGATATCAATCGTACTATTCTGTTTACCCTGATATTGGTTCATACAGTCTCTAAAATGGATGATACGGTCGTATGTGTATTTTGTGCTGATGTTGACTCTATCAATGTCCTTATAGCTAGATGTATGGATAGGTATTTTCTGTTCGGCGCCACAGAGGATGCAAATGTAGACATTGTTGTCAGAGATGATGAATTCCTTTTTATTGTCGCAGTTGCTGCAGTATATTTTCTTTTTAGGGTCAGGGATTTCAATGTCGATAGAGACATATTTTTGAGCAATGGATAGAAATTTCGTGATAATTTCTATTTTTTGAGAGTTATTTTCATTGGATTTACCAACGAATGATATTTTTTGGGGGGTATTTAGTATTTTCTTGTAACTTTCTATGCAGGCGATAGATTCTCTGATATAAAAGTTATAGTCAGTGTCATTTTCAATGTTTTTGATACGTTCTTGGAGAGTGTGGTGATTTTTTTCTATTCTACATTTGGATTGCATACTGAGGTTTTTTGATTTTAAGAGACGATCGAGTTCGGCGAATGTTTTCTTGTATTGGTCGAGATTTTTTTTTTCAGAATTAAAGGATTCTCTTATTGAAGAGTCGACCGCTAAAATGTCTAATTCTGTCATAATTATTATTATTCTCATAAATAATTATGCTTTAAAACTTTTTCAAAAAATATAAAAAAATAATTTCTTGGTTACTAATAAATAAATGGCTGCAAGTATTTGTACATCAAATGTAACTTCGGGTTTTATCGATTTGGCTACGTATGATGAACTCGAGAAATATATGTATGGTGGTCCCGATGCCACTGCATATTTCGTTCGCGAAACCCGTAAAGCTACTTGGTTCACTCAAGTTCCGGTTGTTCTTTCCCGTGCAAGTGGAACACCTGCTTTTAACACTGAATGGTCTGTAAGTATCTCCCGTGCTGGAGATTATCTTCTTCAAACTTGGTTGAGATTGACGACACCATCAGTTACCCTAACAACGACACGATTTGGAGCTAATGGACGTCTCCGATGGACACGAAACTTTATGCACAATATCATTCGTGAATGTTGCATTACATTCAACGATTTGGTCGCTGCTCGTTTCGACAATTACCACCTCGACTTCTGGACTGCGTTTACTGTTCCCGCCGGAAAACGTAACGGATACAATAACATGATTGGAACGTTCGATGGTATGGTTGAACCACACGAACCAGGTGTTGCTATCCCTGCATACACGTTGAATCTTCCGTTACCGTTCTTCTACTCTCGTGACAGTGGAGTTTCTTTACCCACTGCAGCGTTGCCATATAACGATATGAGAATCAACTTTTCTATGCGCGATTGGAACCATCTCCTGTTGGTCGATAACATTGTAGCAGCTGCTGGAACCAACCCTACTTCCGCTGCTCAATCTACTGACTTGGTTGGAGGAGCACCTGTTCTTGGACAAACTCAAGTTTGGGCAAATTATGCGATTGTGTCCAATGATGAACGTAAGCGTATGGCGTGTGCACCACGTGATATTCTGATTGAACAAGTGCAAACCGCTCCGCGTCAGACGTTCGCACCTTCCACCAATCCCACGCCGAGCTATGACATCAGATTTTCTCATGCTATTAAGGTCTTGTTTTTCGCTGTTCGTAACAAGACAGTCGATGCTGAGTGGTCTAATTACACTGCCGCTTCTCCCGTCCCGGGTGCTCACGCGGTTGATTTTACACCCTCTGGAGCTGTTGATCCTATTTTGCAGACTTCCCTCATTTATGAGAATACCAATCGTCTTGCTCAGATGGGGTCTGATTACTACTCTCTGGTTCAGCCATGGTATGGCGCCCCAGTTATCCCGTTGGATACTGGGTACCATATGTACTCATACTCTCTTGACTTCATTTGTCTCGACCCTATGGGATCGACTAACTACGGTAAGCTTACCAACGTTAGCACCGTCCCAGAAGCCTCAGCCGGTGCTATCGCGGGAGCTGCAGGAACAGGAGCTGCAGGATCTGGTGCTAATTACGCACAGACCTATGAATACATTGTGACGTGTGTAAATAACAACATTATCAGGGTGAGTGGGGGTGCGCTGGGTTTCCCGGTCCTCTAGAAATTTTTCACCATTTTTCCTTATATTTCATTTCCAGAAATATAATTCCAGAGATTAATATTTTGATACCTAATATTTAGGAAACCTTATGCCCCACCATTCGCATTTATATATTGAAAGTATTTACTTTTAGGAAACCTGAAGCGGACCACTAGCATTTATATAAAGTATTTGCTTTAAGGAAACCTACGGCTCCTCCATTTTCTATTTTATAAAATTGAAAACTAAATTATATTCGAATCAAAACAAACAAAACAATGCCTTCTAAATGCAAATTTCAAGGATGTCCGAATGACCCTAATTATAACTTTCCAGGAGAAACAAAAAGATTATATTGCAAAGAGCATATACAACCTGGTATGGTAAATGTTAAAAAAGATACAAGAATGTGTATTCATACAGATCATACAACACCTGTAAGAGCATCTTATAATTTACCTGGAGAGAAACGACCTATCTATTGTAAACAACATTCCCAACCTGGTATGGTCAGATTGAATTCTAGTAATTGCGATGTGTGTAAATTGGTATCTCCCAGTTTTGGATTTCCTGGACAAAAAGCGATAAGATGTAAAAAATGTAAAGAAAACGGCATGGTTGATCTTGTTAGTAATCTATGTGATACAGGATGTGGAGCAAATGCAAGTTTTGGATTACCAGGACAAAAAGCAACAAGATGCAAGAAATGTAAAGAAAAAGATATGACTGATGTTAAAAATGCTACATGTGACTTGTGTGATAGACAACCAACATTTGGAATTAACAATAAGGCTACCAGATGTTCTGAACATATATTGGAAGGAATGGCTGATTGTAAACATATGAATGTGATGTGTAAAGAATGTAATGTTGTACGTGCAACATATGGTATCGAAAAAATACCAACACATTGTGCAAAACATAAAACAGAAGAAATGAAAGATTTAGTTAGTAAAATGTGCGTAAAATGTAAAGAAACACAAGGTGTATTTGGTATAATTAAGAACGAATTGTATTGTAAAGCGTGTAGTGAAAAAGATATGAAGAATATGAAAGCATCGATGTGTGAAAAATGTAATGAACATCAACCAACCTATAACTATAAAGATATGAAACCTGCACGATTTTGTGTTGGATGTGCTACAAATGATATGGTTGATGTTATTAATCCGAGATGTAGTTCTTGCAAGTTGTTTATAGTTAGAAATAAAATGCAACAATGCGCATACTGTAAGCCCAATTCATCTATACGACAAAAAACAAAAGAAATGTTAGTAGTAAATCATTTAACAGACAAAAAATACAAGTTTATCCATAATAAATCAATTGGGTTTGCATATGGAAATTACAGGCCTGATATTAAAATCGATATGAAAACCTACTTGATTATCATAGAAATTGATGAAGACCAGCATAGTAGTTATGACTCTAATTGTGAAATGGCTCGTATGTTTAATATTCGACAGGCTGAATCAGTAAATTGTATTTTTATACGTTATAACCCTGATGCGTATAGAGTAAATGGAAAACTTAAAAAGATTTCTTTGGAAGATAGATTAAAAACATTAACAGATTTTATAGAAAAATGTTCTCTTGAACATCCAAAAGAAACTATTAATGTATATAGGTTATTTTATGATAATACTTCTGGTGAACATATTGTAAAATATGATATTGATGAAAAGTACAAGACAATTCTCAAATGATTCTATTAATAAAAATTAATAGAATAAATTACTTGTTGATAAGTTTATCATATCGTTCCTCCCATTTCGTAGACTTTTCTTGTTCTTTTAACAACTCTTTCGTCAAGAACGAAATCTCTCTTTCCTTCTCCTTTATTTCATACTTGTTATCACGGTTTTCGTCTCTAAGTGTGTCATAGTCAAGTTTTAGTTGTTCATATTTCTCCTTGTATTTTTCATACAAGACACTCTTTGACCCACGTCTTTCCGTATCTGATTTTAGTCGATCATTTTCTTCTTGTAACATAGGAAGAATCTCAAGTTGATTTTGCAGGTCTGATATAGTATTCTCCAACTCTGCAATAGTTTTTTCCAACTGTTGTGAATGTTCGCGCCATTGTATTGCTTTTTGTTTATACTTGTTTTCTTCTGACATTTTAAAGATAAAGAGCAGGTTTTTAAATTAATGTCAGAAGGAAAAGATTAAGATTTAATAGTGAATTGTATGTTTATGTGACAGTTAGTGTGAACTCTGTAAATGAGAACAGATAGACCAGAAATGTTGTATCCCATAGGTTTATATTCGTCCATTAGAGATGTTACAGATTGTTTGAGGTCACTCTTTAAAGTGTCCAAATGACGGGTTCTAAAAAATTCGTTTGATACGTTGTTAACAATGTATGAGATGTTAAAATTCTTGCGTGCATCACGGATACACTCGATGAAATCCTTTCGTATCATTTTCTCAAAATTGTTTTTCTCGAGTTTTGACTTGATATACACATAATATTTTTCTCCGTGTTCTCTTTCTAACCTTTCAATGTTCTCATTAAATTCTTCGGATGAAGGAACAATTGATACATCTACATCATTTAATTTGTTATGAACGCTTGTGCATAAGCCCATTTTTTATTTAGAAACAGAGTTTGTAAATAAATATCAATTTGTTTTTATCGTAAAGGTTATGTAGATACAATAGTAAGATGAGCGTGTTGGTATACATTCACCAATTTGTGTGATTTCATATATATTCATATACAGGTCGTCAATAATATATCCTTTTGGTTTTAATGTATAGGTAATAACAGAAGAAAGAATCTCGTTTACATCGTCTTTTAAACGTCCAATCACATAGGAACTATCCAATGATGATTTGTTAGGAATAGTGTGAGAAAACTCAAAATTAACATTTCCTTCGTTTACACATTTTACGAAACGTTCACATAACAAATCTCTGAACTTATCGTTAATTAAAGCTCTCCAAAATACACTATATTGTTTCAATAAATCATACTTGAACCAATACCGATTCGTTTTGAATTTTTCAGAAGAGGGAACATCTATAAGTCTGCTTTTACGTGAGAAAAATCCCATTATATGTTTTATACATACTCTTATATGTATAAATCCTAATTAATGTAAGGAGTATATCTGAATTGTGCGAACCATTCAGATAATGTGAGATTAGAGTCGCGAAATGTCATTTTTATGGATTGAATACGTTTTCTGTTTTCTTCTTTTAGGAGGTTAGTGTGTTGTTGGTGTAGCCAGAAGAGACCGAAACAGACAGAGTCGGCGATATCGTGGCGTCGTTCGAAGCCAAAGAATTCGCATATGACGTGAGGAAGTTCAAGATATTTGAGACATATCTTTTCCACTTCTTGTTTACGTTCTTCATAAAGAAGGTGTCCAATTCCAAAAAACTTGTGCATTGAGCTTGGGTGTATTAGTTCTGATTTATGTCTATATCTAGAAAATATTAGTTGTTCGACTGCGACTAATCCTTGTGGTGGTTGTCTTTCGATGAGTATTTTGTCAGCGTAATTGAATGCATTTGAATAGTAAATAAATATATGTTCCAACCAATCTGTAAAATTTTTTGAGTGATGAAGATGGCAATTTCCAAAAGTTACTCCGTCGATATGTTTAAAATCTGTAATGTCAATCATATCTATTCCTACTACTTTCTTAAAATTATATTCTTTATCTGCTACTATCGCTGACATTCCTAAATGTGTTATTCCTATATCTATACATAACACTATATACTCCTCTTCCTGTATACTCATCTCCCCCATTTTTTCACTTATCTCATTATCTTCTTCGATGATAAACCTATATTCATCTTCTTCATCTTCGATAGTAAATCTATCGTCATCATCATCTTCATCTTCGATAGTAAATCTGTCGTCATCCATGTTCAATAATATAAGTATAAATATTTAAGTTATGATACACCTGGAATCTTTTTAATGATAGATTCACCGCCGTAAGAGGCGTTGTAAGGAGGTCTAACGGCGGCAGAAATAGAGAAAGCGCCGTATTTTTCTCTTGATTTGAGAGTTTTCATACAGGTTTTTCCGTTACAAGCGAGTTGTAAGTGACCATCAGGTGTTCCTCTGTCGAGAGTTGCTGTTTCATATTTATCAAGGGTAGTGTAACTCATTTTATTATATAAATGAAAATAATTATATATATTTAAAACGTTGATTAATGAAATAAATGAGCAAAGCAATGTCAACATCAAAAATAACTCTAAAAAAATTAAAAACAATAGATAAGATCTGGCATCCTGAATCTACATTAGTGTTTAAATCAGCAACTGAACGCAAAGTTATTGGACGATATAATTCAGAATCTGAAACTTTCATTCCGTTAGATGAAACAGCCCTTGAACTTTGTACAAAATACAATTTCAAGTATGACGAGGAATTGGTTGAAGAAGAATCAACTGGAGAATCAGCAAGTGATTCGGAGGAGGAACAAGTTACCCCAGTCGCTCCAGTTCAGCCAGTAGCACCTGTTCAACCAACAGTTGTCACTCCAGTTCAGACTGTTATCGTTCCTGTAGTTGAAAATGTTCCGACTGTAGGAACAGTCGTAGTTCCTACAGTTAACCAAGGGTCGACGACGGATATGTTAGCGACTGTGTTGGAGACGGTGAGTGGAGTAGGAAGTTTTGGAGAGGTGATAGAAAAGGCTGATAATTTATTGAGGATGATGAGAGTGGTTGATGCGAGTGTTAATGCACAAGTGACAAAGTTGAAGGAACATAATGAGGAATTGCAAGAAGAGCTTCGTGTAACACGTGCCGAGTTGGAGTCAATGAGAGTCAAGTTTAGTGCTGTCAAATCGTTGTTTAGTATGTAGAATTTAAATTTGTAAATACATTTACAAATTGAAAAAAGTTGATAACTTTATATAAAAAACAATAATGATGAATGGTATTGAATTGTTTGAGAAGATTAAAAACGCATCAAGTTTTAGACAGTTATTAATGAGTGTAAAAGAAAAAACAAGATCAGAAACGCAGTCCAAGAGGGGAAATATGTTTGAAAAGGTGAGTGACTTAATAATTAAGTTTGGATTTTATCCAAATTTATCGAATGATGAATATGAACATTATGAAGGAAATATCAATACAAATAGTACAAAAAAGGTTAATAATCTGGAACTTTATTTACGAGGAGTGTCAGTATTTAGCAAGGGAGGAGGAGGATCAAGTGACATTACCTTGCGTAGTAAAAAAGATAAAAGATGGGTGTTTATGTCATCAAAGTTTTATTTGGATGATAATGAGAAATATATTGATGAATATGATGTTGAAAAAATATTGGCTGTGATAAGGGAACATTCGTATATATATGAAACATTCAATATATATTTAATTGTAAATAATGGGAAGAAAGTTTCAGAAGTTATTAAACGGTGTCAATCGACCAACAATTATATAAGAAACAATATATATAAAATAATAGATTTAGACGAGTTGGAAATTTATTTCAAACATCTTAAAGAGGCAATACAAAATATTACCATAAACGATGTAAATCGAGTGTTTTGTAATGCAAAAGTTCCATTGATTCCAAGATTTCATCAAGCGTTAGCTGGTTATAAAATTATTGAGAAGATTAAAGAAGGAAACAATGAAATTCTAATAGGTGCAAAACCAAGGTCAGGGAAAACATATGAGATAGGGCATTTGTTTATCTTGTATAACAAATGTTATAATAAGTTAAACGGGTTAGTTGTGACGCCCGCTCCGACAGAAACGTTATCACAATTTACAGATGATTTGTTTCATAAGTTTAGAGATTTCGATTCAATGAACATTGTTGAGATTAAAAAAGGGAGTGATTTTGGTAAGATGTCTTTAAAGAAAAATAATATCATAATAGTGAGCAAACAACTATTGGACGATTATGTTGGAGATAAGAAAATTAAAGCTATATATCAGCTAAATCTTGATTTTATAATTTTTGACGAGAATCATTTTCACGGGACGACAGCGATGTCGAGGAATATTATACAGACGTATTCATGTTCACATACCGTAAAAGTATATTTAACAGCGACATATGCGAAACCTTTGCATGAATGGGATATACCAAAAGAGTGTCAGTTTTATTGGGATATTGAAGATGAACAGTTATGTAAAAAAAGAGATATTGTCGGATTAGTTCGAAAACATGGAAAAGATGTATTGTTATTTCTTGATCATAAAAATAAGGAAATATTATTGAGTCCGTATGATAAAATGCCTGATTTATATATCATAACAAACATGATGGATGAGAGTAGATATAATATTATAAAAGATAAAATTAAGGATACTTCGTATGGGTTTTCAAATAAAACATTGCTGAGTGGAAAATTCCCAAATGAGGTTGATATGATATTGAGATATATTACAGGTAGTGATAAGGAACGAGATTATCCACGAAAAGACATGTCAATATTTGGAAGGATTAAAAGAATAGCAATAGACGGTGGTAGTAGAACACAGTTAAACAATAACGAATTTACAACACAATTATGGTTTCTTCCTTATGGTCCAAAAATGACAATTAACAGTGTGAGTGAGCATTTGAAGGATAGAATGTTGAAGAATAGTATATTGGAAAATTATGAGATAAAGATAGTAAACTCTAAAAAACCGTATAAGTTAAGAAATATTAAGGATGAAATAAACAAATGGGAACTAAAGGCAAAGAAAGACGGTTGTGACGGATTAATATTATTAGCAGGAAACCAGTTGACTTTAGGAATTACATTACCTTTTGTAGATATAGTATTTTTATTTAATGATATTGTATCGAGTGATAAAATAACACAGATGATGTATAGGTGTATGACAGAAAGTATCAATACCGAAGAAAATGACCTAATAAATAACGGTGCAAAGAAGATGGGATTTGTTGTTGATTTAAATATATCAAGGGTGCTTAATACATGTTTAGATTATAATTTGCGCAAAAAAGACTTGAATGTTGAGCAAAAAATAACATATGTAATAGAGAATAATTTGATAAACATTGATAGTGATTTATTTTCAAGTAAGGAAAATAAGACAAAGATAATCGAGAAACTGTTGCAAATATGGAAAATGGACCCGTTGAACAACATAGACATCTTGATAAAGAAAATCAAAGAGTTGGAGTTAGGATTAGATAAGGATGAGCAAGAAGATTTGAATAGAATGTTTACAAGATCTACAAAACATGATAACATCAACATAAAAGTAAAATTTGATGATGATACCGAACAACAACTATCATCAGGTAAAGAATATGTCAATGAAGATTCAGAGAAAAGTTCGGAGAAAGGTTCAGAGAAAAGTTCGATAAAAAGTATAGTAGATATATCACTTACAAAAGATGTCTTACCGTTTATTATCCCATTAACGTTTATTTTAACAATAAAGATGCCAAACAGTGATATTTTAGAAAACCTGTATATAATAAAAACAACCCCTTCTTTGTTAAG